ATTCACTTTTTAAACGATCAACATATTCAAATATACGATTAATTTCGTTCATTTTTTGTTTTATTTGCTTTACAGCTTGATGGAATTGGTCTGGTTTAGAACGCATTTTAGTTTCGTTTCTAAACTTAGCATATCCTTCTTTTATAGATTGTTTTTTTAAATCTTCTATTCTTTTTTGTAATTGGTCAATTTGGGCATCAGCACCTTTATGGCCAAATTCATTAGACCAACGTATAAGTCTACTTAATTCATCTTCTAAATCAGATATGCTATTATAGTCTATTTGATCATCATCTTCCATATCAAATTCATAATATCCTTCATCTATCATGTCATCATCATCTTCATCTTCTATTTTCTGTACATCACTTAAATGCATACTATATTCTTTACCATCACGATCCATTTCTACAGTTACAAATCCACGTTTGATATCAGTTATAGTTCCAGTCTCACCGTAAAATTCATTACCATAAGTTACTTTAATTCTATCATCAATATCTAATTTCACTTCATTAATTTCTTTTTTACCTAATGCTTTTTTTACAATAGTAACAGTATCAGATGGTTTTAAAGCACCCATTTCAACTGCTTTAATAAGCACTTTAACAGCATCATCTTCAGCACCTAATTGTTTTAAAATACCTGCTAAAGAATCATATTCATTACCTGCTTCATCTATATGATGTCCTTTACCTAAACCCATATCAAAAGCCCCATCATATTTTCCTGGTTGTTTTTCAGAAGGAACTAAATCTGCTTTAACAGCTAAATAAGGATATTGATCTGGTTTTTTACCACTTAAAAACTTCCAATTTCTAGGATCATTAGATCCTCCTGTAGATATAAATCCGCTCTCTCCTTTATAGTCATACTTTACACCTAATTTTAATTCACCTTCATCTATCATGTCATCATCATCAGCGATCCAATCATATGTTTTACCAATAAGTAAAGCATTTGTTTTATTTATTTGTCCTACTTTTCCTCCTTTTAAAGTTCCTACATCAGTAATTTTTGTTGTAAGATTATTACCATCTATTTTAGTTATTACCATTTCAGCACCTGTTAATTTATGCTTAAGTTTATCTCCTATATTAAAACCAGCTTCATATAATTGTTTATAATCAATTGCTTTTGAAGGACGATTAGGAATAGATGGAGCAAAATGTGTTCCAAATGTTTTATTATAATCAGAAGCAACTTTTGGGAACGCTTTAGGAGCAGCATATTGAGCACCTGTGCCTGGAGTAGCAGATGCGGAACCACCGGTTCCGGACATCTCATTTGTTTTTTTCTTAACTAATTTAATCTTAGGCATTATTGACTCTTTTAAGTTCGTTAACTAATTCTTGGTATTGAAGTAAAGCTGATACTTGTTCGTCTTTAATCTTCTTTGATTCCAAAAGTGGATTAATTAGTGTTATAACTTCTTGAACCTTAATTTTAGTTACGGGTTCGTCAATTGTTTTTTGTAATCCAATTAATTCTAATCTAACTTGTTTAAATTTTTCATCTAAAAATTTTTTTAAATTAGTTGAATCGGATACACTTTGAATATATTCGCGTAATACTTCTTTTTGCTCGTCTGTTAATTTAGCGAATTTTTTATTAAATTTTTCAAGCATTACCTTTTGAACTAATACACGACTAGCTTTATCTTGTTGTAAGAACTCTTCAACAATAGGTGATAAATTAGATGAGGCTTTGCTTTTGGTTAAATGCTCTAAAATATTAATTTTGCTTGAAATAATAGTTTCAGGATTTTTGAATTTCTTATCAGTATAAGATTCAAATAATACGTAAATTGAAGCTAATGTTTTATAGTTATTAATTTTTGCCTTAAAAAAATCTTGAAAATCATATGATGATTTGATTTCTTTAATTAAATTAAATTTTTCCTTATTTAGCTTAACTCTATCAATTTTTGATGATAATTCTAAAATTGTTGAAATAACAACATTAGCTTTTTGCTCATTTAATTGTTCAGAATTAACTAAAGATTGGTAAAGTTTGTTTTCTTTAGCCATTTCAGAACTCATAAAAAATTTCTTGATTAATCCTAATGCCTTAGAATTCTGATTGGTTATTGAATCGGCTGTGATTTGACGTACTAATAATTCAAATAATATGCCGGTATTTTTAAATTTGCTATGTTTGACTTTCATAATGTAGAATACTACTAATTATAAATATTTATTCTATTTGATTTCCTCACGGATGTTATCTTCATCTAACAAATTGCTTTGCTCAAAAAGATTAATTTTTCGTATCCCTTTCAAATCATCAAATATAGCTTTATTTTGTAAATAAATTGCTTGTGTGTTTAGCGTTTCAAGTTTCATACTTGTATTAACATTTGCGCGTGTTTTAGTATTATACGCGCCCATTCCGTCACCATCTTTACCCTTGCCCTTAAGATCTTGCACCCCTAACCTATCACGCCCAAAATTACTATCTTGTCCGTAATGATCTACGCCTTTTTCAGGACGTCCAGGTATGGGTTGTTCTGGGTAGTCAGAATCAGTTTCACTATACCCTTTAGGTACGTCAGTTCTGGTTGATTGTCTACCTTTACCATACAATGATGCTAATTGGTGAGGTGTACCATAAGCTTGACCTGATTGTTCAGGATCATTACCTTCTGCTTTAATTTGTTCATATCTAAATTCACGCTTTTTATCTTCGGCTAATAAATCTCTAATTTCAGATACTTGATCTTCTGATAAATGTAAAAGGTTATGATAAATCCAATCAGTAGGCATTAAATTATTATCCATAATTGAACCAGCAAGTTCAATTTTTGATTTTAATAACTCAATACGTTCTTGATCGTATATAATTGATGGAGTAGTTAATGATAATTCAAAATTTGTCAATTGCTCATTAGTATATCCCTGGGCATATAAGTGTACTAATGCTATTTTAGTTAATTCACTAATTAATATTTTTTGAATACGCTCAATAGTGCGTGCAAAACGAATATCTTCCGCTGCTAGTGTGGCTTTACCACTTAATTCACCTTCATATCCTAAATACGCTTTAGGTATTTTTAAAGCGGAAAAAAGTTTATCACGTAAGTATGTTACGTCTTCAATAGCAGCATATTCTAAACCTTTTGTAGTATCAATTTTAGTTGTTGTATCACCACCACGAACCGGGATATAGAAATCCTCAAGCACGTTTTGCATATTATATCTTAAATTATATTGACCAGTTTGAGGATCTACAACTGGCGCTTTCTTCATTTTGTTAATCATTTTTTGCATGTAACCTTCTACCTCATTTGGTGGAATGTTACCAACGTTAACATAGAATACTCTTTTTTCTGGGGCACGAACAATACGATGAATTAACATCGCATCTTCCATCAATACTAATTGTTTGTATAATTTACGTCCTGGTTCTAAATAACTTCTACCATAAGGTAAATAGTTAAAATCACTTAATAATCTAAAGTGAGCCATTTCGTAGTTATCAAAATAAACCCCTTTACCTCCTTGATCTACTAATGGAGCTGATAACACATATCCTAAAGGTGAAGTAGCAGTAGCTGTTGGATCGTATTTAAAACGTACTGATTGTGGTTTATGTAGATCATATCCTTCTTCCCTTAAAATATTATATGATGAAAAAGGTATTACCCCATATACACCAAATTTTTCACTAATTTCTAATTTAAGATAAAAATCACCATACTTACACATATTACGAGACCAAGCCCATAAATTAAACTCAATATTTAATACATCATAAAATAAATTATACAGAATTTTTTGAATTGTCTCATCACTACTTCTAATTTGTAATACTTCACCTTGTTCATTACGTAAAGTACATTCGTCTGCTACAATATCAAGAGCAGAGGCACAAATAGCATCTGTATCCATTGCCTCATAATCAGCAAATAATTGAATACGTGTAGTAGGATAATTAAGTTGTTGAGAAAGATTATAATTTAGATTACCTGATGTAGTATATAAACGAGAATAACGATCATATAGGGAATTTGTTTGGATAACCCCTAATCTTTGAATACCATCAGTATCCATTACTTTTAGTTCTTTACCACCTACGTTGCGAATTACAACATCTGTAGAAAAAAGTTTTTTAAGTCTACCAAATAATGAAATTTCAGCCATATTTTTATTATATTATATAAATATTTATTAACCTAGCAACCAATCTATATTTTCTTTTTGTTCATGGGGCAAATTCATCTGATATGGGTTAGGAACATGGCTATTATTAGGAGAATATATAGGGGTATTACTTTTATTTCCTGTTCTATAAATACTATTAATAGAAGCGCGAACCATATCAAGGCCTTGTTGCCTAAATGTTAAAGCGGTATCTCTTAAAAACATTCCTATACCCCAAGCCATTACTAAATCATCATTATATCCATCAACAGCTTGGGCTTTACCATTTCTCCAAACAAACGTTCTTAATTCCTCAAGTGTACGTTTAGATTGTATAACACATGCCTTCTCGTGAATATACGACACCATCTTTGAGATAACAAGGGGTCTTGTTTTTACTGATGTAGTAAATCCGGGAACCATACTTTGACCATTTTCAAATTTAGTAAGATATTGTTCAACATTACCTAATCCAATATCCATTTTAGGAGAATAATATAAATTTCTATAACCACGATCAATAACTTGTTGAATTACTGCCCATCCTACATTAGCGTTTTCAATTACTAATAAAGCATCATTATATTCTGTAGCTATAGCAACAAGTAAATTACCAAAATCACGAGTTGACACCTGTTGCTTAAATTCTCCAACTTGTTTTGCTTCAGCTACATCAATTATATGAAATGTTGAAAAATCTTTACCATCACCTCTAGCTACGTCAGCTATTACAGCATATTGTCTAGAATAATCAGGTATTTCCCAAATCCAAAGTGAACCATCAATGCCTCTTTTATCCATAGGCTCTTTCATAAAAGATTCTATATAAAAATTCAAAATAGAAGGTTCTATTACTGTGTCACCAGAGGTTGTAAAGTCACAATCACACTCTTGTGCTGCGTTTCGAGGCCCTAATAACTCATCTTGTTCATCTCTCCATGCTTGTGTTCTTTCTGGGTGAATTGTCCAAGGAAGTTTAATTGGTACAAATTTATTTTCACCGGATTGTGCTTTAATCCAAGTTTTATGAAACCAATTACCTGTACCATAAGGAGTAGATATGGCTATACAACCTCCTCCAGTAGCTAACGTTTGTTGAGCAGAAGCAAATATTTCTTCAATATTTTCAATAAACGCTGCTTCATCTATTACAAGTAAAGATACAGCTTCTGAACGGCCAGCATCCCCGGATGCAGAAATTGCTTTAACTTGAGAACCATTTAATAGTCGAAGTGATAATTTATTATCTTCTACTGCTTTTATTCTTAACCACGAAGGAAGATTATCATAAGCAAAACGAATTTTAGTAACCATATTTTTTGCAGTTTCTTGCTTAGTAGCAATTACAAGTATGGTTTTATCTTTATTAAATAGCATTAACCATAATGAATATGCTGATACTAGAGTAGAAATGCCTAATTGTCTTGATTTGTTCGTAATACAATAAGAATTGTTTCTAAATAAATTTAATACTTTTTCTTGAAAAGGATATAATCCAAACTGAATCCTACCTCTTTGTGGGTGTTGAATCCAATAATATTTTTTCATAAAGTAAACAGGATCTTGAGCACATTTAACGAACTCCTGTTTAATTACATCTTTTATGTTTTGTTCAACCATAACAGGTTTTATATATATAAATATATAAAAAAAAGCCCAACCTACCGGGCCGGGCTAGCAGACTGCACAGTGTGCTTAATATCTTATCTTTCTAACATTTTTACGTTAGCTAAAACATAATCAAAAATCTCATCATCTTCAAATCCTTCTTCTTTTAAACCACGGATAATAGTTTGAATAGCATTAACTAAATTTTTTAAAGCCTCTTGAGAAACTAAACCATCCATTCTTTCAAAAGTTTCATCTGAAATAATATAAGTATCTACTTCTTTTATTTGGGCTCTTTCATTAACATTCATTTCAATAGCTGAACCTAATGCTTCAATTTGGTCGTTTAATTCACCAAACGCATTTAGTAAACCAGCTCTGTCTCTAGGGGGAATATTAATATTATCAGCCGTATTTTTAAATACTTTAGCTGTTGAACGTTGTAATCTTATTACTTGTTGTAATAAAGGATCTTTAATACTTGATTCGGTTATTAAGCTTACTAAATTAATTCTCTTTGTCATATTAAACAATTACGTCTTTTACAAAATTCATTATATTTAAACCGCGTGATTTAAATGCCTTTTTAATTTCTGGTTTGTGGATAAATTGTTTTAAAGCAGCCATATCAAGTGAAGATGTTCTTTTACCTTTAGGCTGTGCTAATAATTTACCAACTTTGATTTTAATAATTTGCTTTGCTTTTTCAAAAGCAGAATCTCCACTAGCATCCGCTTTAGGAATTTCTAAACTAAATTCTTTTTCAGCTGCTTTAATATCTTTCTTTGAAGGTTCTTTGTCAAACTCAGAGGGGTCAAACTCATCATCTGTTATTTCAACATCTGTATCTTCAATATCATCCTCATAAATTTTTGTTACTAAATCAAATTGATCTAAATATGAATTATCTAATTGATTTGCATCATTATTGTATTCAAACATAGGACCCTTCCTTTGAGCCATATTAGCAACATACTTACTATAATTAAATCCTGCCATTGTAGGAATATTTACAATAAATATGGCATACTTTGTAAAATCATTGTAATTCTATCATTAGTATTACCTTTAACTTTAATAAGTCTCTCAGGTTTATATTCCTCTAGCAACATTTTAATAACATTATCAATTTTATTACGATATATTATATTGGTTTCACGTATTCCATTATCCTCCATCTTTACACCCTCGGGTGAAACATAAATAACCACATCATAATGTTGTTTAAGATGCATAGCTGCCGTTACAAAGTCACGTTTTTCCCAATCTAATATTGATTTAGCACTTAATGTAAAAGCACATACATCCCATATTGTACGATCTGTAATGATATTGTCTTGTAGCAATTCAGTAGCACGTTCAGCTAAAAATATAAATTGACCGCGCAGTGTAGAATCTGTATTAAGCGGAACACCTAGATTACTAAGATATTTACTACGTTCAGTTTGTACACTATGATCTTTAAAACGATCAGTTTCACCTAATGCTTTAGCTAATGTAGTTTTACC